CGTAACTTACATACCACAGTTTTCATACCATCCACAATTTGTAGACTGTAGTTGTCGCTGTGCATGCGGCGCAGACTATTCCAGTTCATGGCTGCTCGAACATGACCTGGCATATTGGCTTTGCCTTGATCTTTTTCAGCCGCAGTATACTTGGTCAAATTATTTACACGCTTGGGTGTACCTTTTTCCCAAGCTGGCCTACTTTGGAATGCCAATTTAAATTCACGAACTTTGTCGATCACGCCGAGTCTTTCGGCACCTGTCAACACATCAACAAGAATTTCGCTCAAGAAATCTTGAACTACTTTGGGTGTATCACTACGCTTAAGATCCAAGCCCATGGCTTTTACTTTTCCTGGCTTGCCGCCGGTGTCCAATCGTTTGCCTTCTTTGTCAATGATAAGAACTGCATAGCGTTTCTTCTTGATAAACAGACCTTGGCTGGCCACCAACTCTCGACCGCCCCTGATAACCGAACCCATGGCCCTGGGACTGTGAAATGCCTTCTCCATGAAGCCCGGGAAACTTTCGTTAACTTGGTCGCTGATGTTGTCATACAGTTGAATACAGATATCATTGTTCCATTCCATACGACCAGCTTCTACATCTGCCTTGATGGCAGGCCAAGCACTGAAATACACAGAGTCAGTGTCACCATAGATAATACTTTCGCCCACATGATCATACTTGCCAAATATACATTCATTGACAAAACTGTCCATGTGCTTGGCAATGGCTCGCCCAGTTAATGTAGTGCTCTGCCCAATACGATTGTCATAAAATCTGCAACCAGGATTAAGAATAGCGCCATATAAGCTGTTTAGATTAATCTTCTTAACCAACTGTCGTTTGTCCCAATATTCTGCTTCGCCAGTATTACCAGTAGCTTGAATCTCTTTGAGTTTGGCCTGCATTTCTTTACGCTCTGCATACCAGCGGGCCAGCAGACCCGGAATGATACCTTTCTTTTCATGAGTAAAGATAGTACCATTGGCACTTAATGTCCAAGGCTTATTGCTGTCAAAGATAATACGCCAGATATCAGCCGCACTGATTACATCGCTGGTTCCATCTGCTTCCCAGTCAATGGTAATTTCAACGCCGGCGTCGCCACGCATAACTGCTTCATACTCAAAACTACCAAACAATCCCTCCCAAGCAGCCGCAAAACTGCTGCCGGCAGCAATCTTGTCAGCAATAAACTTGTCAGTCATCACTGGCCGCAACTGTCCTATGATTGTTTCTGGACCCATGTTGAGGGCTTGAATAGCACTGGGATAGAGCGAGTTGATATCGATTGCCCCGATGTCTTTATGGACGCCGATCTTGGGATAAGCAACATAGGCACCTGCTGCCTGTGTGTCTTCTTCTGAGTCTCGACCTTTTCTGTTAGGTACGACCAATCCTTGACTGTGTGCTTCATTGATAATTGCCTGCTCCGTGGTTGCAACTGCGCCCATTGTGGTCTGTAACAACACCGTGTTGTCGTGAGCAATAGTGTTGGCTAAATCTAGAAAGCGGAGTTTCTTATCCATCTTTGCCAACAAGCGAGTATCCTGTCTGTTATATTCCAAAAACTTTTCAAAGTCTTTGTTATACAACTGGTCAAGAGTGCCTTCATAAGCAGTCTTGCGTTCATCCAATTCATATTCGCCAATAGCATCTAGGCTATAGCTATGGCGTTCTTCATAAGTATACTTGCGGTACAATTGCATATAGTCCATATGCACTCTGCCAATTAAGTCAAAGGTGCCTTTGGTTGCACCAAAGCGTTCGTATTCTCGCGGTTTGGGATGTTGGCCCCATAGACACAATCGTCGTGTGTCATCTTTACTCAGCACACGAGTAATACGACCCACGGTGTAGGGAATGTCGTATCCCTCACTATTCCAACCACTTAGAATATCTGCGTCATCAATTAAATTTAGGAAAGTATCCAGCAGGTCTTCTTCTCGTTCGAAGATAAAACAGTCGCTGTATCGTGCTGCAATTTCTTCCGCAGTTTCCCAGCTCATCGACTTAGGAGGGATTGCCAAAGTAACAATCTTTTCCAACCAACTCATGTACACAGAGATTGCAGTGATCTTGTTAAACGGATCTTCTACCGGACTAAATCCACGCAACGGGTCGAAATCTACTTCAATGTCAAAAAATGCAATGTTAAGTTTGGGTGGCTCTGCGCCCAGATAGTTTTCTTCAAGGCAACGGAATACTGGCTTGAAATCACTTTCCCATAGACGAGTGTCGCCGTGCATTCTAATTTCTTTTTGAAACTCTTTGCCGTTTCTTGTGGTAAATCGAGTTACCGGAGTCCCGTAAATAGTTCTATGTTTGCCCTTGGGGTCGTCATAATAAAATACATAGTTGGGCGGATATTCTCTGTATACCCGTTCGCCGTCGACTCGTTCAACCACATGGATACGATCTTTGGATCGATCGAATAGTGCGTCTACATAACTCATTTAAAGTCCCCCTCAAACCACACATTAGGTAAGAGTTGTAGTTGTCGTATTTGTTCCAATGCCATTGGCCTTTCATCATGTGTTAAGTGTAACACATCTTGCTGTTGAAGCTCAAGTTTATTCCAGCTGCCAAAATTGATGAGCCTAGAATATTCTACTCGGTCTATGTTGTATGACTTACAAAAATGATAAAAATCTACAGCATCTTTATAATTTTCTTTTTGGAATATCAATCGTCCATTAAATTCAAATTTAATTTTACGCTTCATGTTTTTTAAAAAATTTAGGGAAGATTGAAGATCTTCCCACTTGCCGCCCCTTCTTAAGGTTTCGTAAGTTTCTTTTGATGCTGCATCAATTGATACCACTATTTTTTCTATGGCTGGCTCTAAATGGCGTATCTTGTGCCAAAATTTTTGACTCAGTAATCCGTTAGTATGTAGCTCTAATTTAAAATTTGGAAATTTATCCAAGGTAATATTAGCAAGCAAATTAAGCAGCATAGGGCTGGCAAATACTTCGCCTGAACCAGACATGCCCACCATTATCAACTTGTCTGATGATTTACCAAAAATGTTATTGAATAATATCTGTCCCAATTTTTGCTGATTTGCAATTTCATCTTCGTTAGATTTATATATTGAAGTTCTACAACTTGGGCAACTTAAATTGCAAGTTCTATCCCCATTTATTTTTATTTCATATGGAAGATCAAACTTTGTACTATTTTGTAGTAGCAAACTAACATTGTCTGGCAGAGTTTCTTTGGTATTGAGTTCATTGTTGTTTATAACAGCACATTTCTTTTCATTACAAAACTCATATGTGCCAGTAATAACACTTTCTCGTATTGCTACGGCCTTTGGGGAAGACAGTAAATCAATCAGTGGTGTTTCAAAAATATTACCAATTGCTAGATCTCCCCAGCCTGGACAGCCACATAGCGATACTGTTCCACTTACAGCAATATGGATATTGATAAATGGACTTAGACAATAAAGATTTTGTAGTTGCTTTTTTGGGAATGATGTTTTTATTGGTATAATATTAGCCATTAAATATACACCATCCTAAATAAACCAACAGAGTCGATGGTAACCAGCAGTAAGTAGTTGGCAATCATACCAAAGCTCTTGCGAGTATAAGCAGCCCAAGCATACATGCTGCAACCAAGAATCCACACAGGATACAAAGTAATAAGTGGAGGGTTGGGTACCGTAAGTGCCATTGTGATACTACACCCAATGCTAATGCCCCAAGCAACTAGCTCAACAACAAAGCGAAAAGGATGAGTACGATAATCAAATTTGATCCAATTGATTATCCCTGACAGGACATTGTTCAAAGGGTTTTGCCAACTGTTTCGAGAATAGTATTCAGCTCGTCGTGATCACGATTTGTTTCACCAAGTTTGGCTTTGTAAGCAATCTTAACAGCTTTTTTCAGTGTGCCTGGTTTGATTTCCAGTTCTTCTGCAATTGCTTTAATAGTTTCGTTCAATCCCACTGTGAGATCTTCGATCTCTTGTAGCACACCCATGCCCTCGTTGACGAGTTGAGTGAGTTTAATTTTGGCTTCACCGTTGAATGTGCGGTCGTAATCTGACATAGTGTTCTCCTAAAAAGTTATTATATAGCGTTTTGTTGACAAAGTCAATCACTGAATTCTGCCAGAAGCATGTGCGGGTTTAACCACGCAACAGGTGGATAATTTGATTCATCAAATCGAATCCCAAAATGTGGCCATTCGAAATGTAATCTGCTCGTAGTCAGTAAATTTACATCTCTCGCTTCTTTCATTGCAGATTCATCGATACCTGGTGCTGTGATGATTTCTTTTATGTAAGGTTTCCAAAAAGAAGGAATATCTTCCACGCACCATTTATAGTCCGTACCCCGACCGTCGGCAGCATACAAGTTTTCAGTCCGGGGATTGATGTTTACACAATTGGGATCGTGCTCATTAAACCCGTATTTTATTGTGATACCTTCTTCGAAAAATCCGGGAGGAATTTCCAAAGGAGGTGCATAATCAGCTCCGATCCCGACATGAGTATAACCATCAAAATGTCTAAATTGTTCTTTGGTTGGTATTAGAAGAAGATTTTCTGGCAGAGTAATTGCATTCCAGTGTTCTGTTCTAAAAACAAACATATTGGGATCTTTTACTTGATCTATATACCAATCAAAAAATTCTTTCCTCATTATACGGATGGCGTCGTTATTTCCTGTGGAATATCTAACCCAAGGACGATCAAAGTGGATACCATTGAAATGATGTGCAGCACGAATACTCTCGGGCCAATGACTAGTCATGATAGTGGCATTAATTGTTGTAAATTTTGGACTTTTCATATTGTCTATGCAATATTTTAAAACACTAATATCACTGTCCATGAAGATGTGATCTTCGTTGCCTGCAGGGAATATCATATCATCATTGATCTCATTGAATACTGCCTGCATTTCCCGCCACTGCGCAATATTATTGCATCGATACCAATTAATAA